AACCGCTATTGCTACTCGTGAAATAATTATTGGTGGAGGGAATGGTGGCAGTTGGGTAAATGGTTCAATTAGCGGTATTAGATTTACCAAAGATAGATGTAGGCATACAGCAAACTTCACGCCACCAACCCAATTCGACATAGACGGTGCTGATGTAGTGTTCTGCACTAACTTTGATACCATATATGATGACAACTACGTTATGGTACAACATATGGGAGACAGTTTGGTAGATGCTACTGGTAATGGGAATAACGGTGTTGCTACGGGAACTACTGTAGTTGACACGGTGTACGGTAAAGCTAGGAACTTTAACAACAATCTTATTACAATACCAAGTTTAAACCTAAGTGCAACTGACAAAATATCAATTTTAACAATGTTTAGGGATTCCTATAAAACTGCAATACAGATTATCATGGAGCACAGTTCGAATTTTAACTCTAATAACTCATTTCTGCTTACAGAAGATACCACGGGCGTAATTTCGTTCACTAGTCACACGATGCCTGTTAGTAAATACAATGGTTCAGGCACAACTGTAGACAGGACAAATTCCTGGAATTGTTATGGCGTAACTTCTGACCGAAGTTTAGCGTTTGCAAATGAGAATAAATTATATGCAAATGGTGTATATGATACATTGCTAGGGGTATCTAGAGATGAATCATCGGGGGTATATGGTAACTTTCCTTTATATATAGGTAGGAGAGGTGCAGATAACTCAACACCTGCTTACATGGATATGGGTGAAGTTCGTATTTCAAACATAGCCCGTTCAGACGCTTGGACTAAAGCAGAGTCGCTGGGACTTAAAAATAGTCTAGTAACTATTGCGGATGCTACATTCTACAGCTACTACGGAACAGGAACGTTCGAAACAGCGGTGCTGGACTTCACTGGAGTTATCGCTCCAGAGATAGGAACAGAGACGTTAGTAAAAACTTTAACTATACCAAGCGGTACTACAGCGTCAATCGAGTATAAGACCTCGGCTGATAACTCTGCTTGGTCGGCTTATGCGACGCTTTCAACAGCAACGCTACCCTGGGCAAAGTATATGAAATTCAGAGTAAACTTTGCTACGGACGTAACACTAAAACTCACACCAGAGTTTAAAGAGCTTACTCTAGCCTACAAAACAGGGTACTTCTCCGAGGGGTACTGGACATCTGACGTTGTAACCCTTGCAATGGGCGGGCTTACTGCCGAGAGCATCGGGTATACTCTTGATGATTTGACTCCGACAGGCACGGCTACAGCGTTACAGACAAGGACTTCTGTGGATAATATCACTTGGACAGCCTGGGTAAATACTACCTTTGCAACACTTCCAGTTGCCAATTATTTACAGTACAGAGTGAAGCTGACACCTAATACGGCGTTGACGTTATCCCCTATACACAAGAAATCCTATGTAGGGTATACGGTTGGGTTCCAATCAACAGGGTCTTGGACAAGCCCAGTATACGACTTGACGTCCTACAAGCAAGACACAATCGAGTTTGAGATGGCGGGAGCCTTTGCAGACTTCATAGTCTTAAACCCTGTAACCAAAATCACAGCCTGGATTAAGACGTCCTACAACAATGACACGTGGACGGCTTGGCAGAAGTTTGATTTTGACAACGTGGCTTGGGATTATAGCGATTTGACTATGAACCCATATATCCAGCTCAAGATTGATTACGTCTCCACAAACGAGATGCAGACTCCAATCATAAACAGCTTCACGTTCAGAGAAGCAGACGACTTAAAGCTTGCTGTGTGGACATCTGCACCGATTGATGTGTCGATGGCTAAGACGCTGAACTCTGGCAAGGTATTGGCTCAGTATACTAACGGAGGCGGTTCTCTTGCACTTATGAGTAGAACGTCGCCAGACGGAATAACAGGCTGGTCTTCGTGGTCGAACGTGGACGCTAGTTACAACATAGTTAGCCCACCAAATAACTTCGTACAGATAAAGGCGTTGTTCTATGGATACAACTCAAAGCTTACCGAACTCGTTCTATCAATGGACGGGAACGCCAGTGTCAAGGTACTGGGAACGGGGCTATCACTGGGAACAGATTATAGCTTTACGGTACTGAGAGACAAGCTGATAATAGCCAATGGTAAAGACCCGCTAAAGAAGTGGGACGGTACCACAGACACGTTATTGGCAGTACCTAACTCTCCGCCTACGCTAAAGCACGTGATTACCCATCACAACAGAGTATGGGGCGTAGATGCTGAGAACCAGTCAAGAGTACGTTACAGCAACATCTTAGACCCAGAGAAGTGGGATGCGTTTGACTTTATCGACTTCAACCCAGAGGACGGGGATTATATCCTTAGCATACTGAAATACGGGCAGAACGTGTTAGTTTCCAAACAGAGGTCAATGGCGTTGCTTACAGGAAACAAGACGTCCAACTACTCGGTATCGTGGCTAGAGTCCGAACAGGGCTGTTCTTCTGCAAGAGGGATATGCCAGGCAGACAAGTACGTGGCTTATGTGGCTCAAGACGGTGTCAGATTTACGGATTTAGCCAACAGTATCGTAGCCACAGAGCGTGTGTTACCTAACTGGAATATGATAAACAAACGTAGGTTATCGCAGTCCGCTATCGTATACTGGAGAAACAAGTTATTCGTAGCGTTACCGACAGAAGAAAGTCTTGTCAACAATGTAGTTTGGGTGTATGATTTCCTTAGAAATTCTTGGGCAATTAGAGAGGGCTGGTCAGTTTCTTCGTGGCTCAAGTTTAATCAGTACGGAGAAGATATACTACTAGCTGGCTCTAGTGAGACAGGACAGATACACGAAGTCGACGTTACTGACTACGATGACGCTATACCAGTAGCGTACAAATGGAAGTCAAAAGACTTTAACTTCAAGGCACCAGAACGGTACAAGCTGTTTAGGAATATATTCCTGGACATCGCAGGAACGTCAGATACGACGCTCTTGTACGTGGACTTGATAGTAGACGGCGTCATAACTGGAACGTATACTACTGAGATACCAGCTGGTGCTGGGTCTAAACATAGCCGAAGAATACTGCCACCGTTATACGGAGCTGTACTCGGAAGCACTCTGACAATACAATTACGGGGTAGATGTGCTATACAAGGTATCACAATCGAGTACGTAATGAGAGGGGCTATCCCAGGAGGGAATATGTAATGGGCTGGTTAAATTCAGAAAAGGCTCCCGAAAAATGGAGCCCAGCATTTTTCAAGATGTTTGTGGAGCGTCTTAGGACAGCTCTTAACAACATAGATGAATCCAACCTCCCCGACGGCTTGTCGGGGGGTTTGATAAAAGCACATACTGTTTCGACAGGGGCGTTGGCAAATTTCTCTCACGAGCACTCGATATTTGCACAAGCGACGCCGTACACTACCGTTAGCATAACTGCTGTTGTGGTAGGGACACTAATTCAATGGACTCCATCAAATTGGGGTACAGGGAATGTAAAAATAATGTTAGAAGTAATTGGTGGCGTTTCAAACGCCACCGCTACTGCCACATTTGAGCTTTGGGGGTCTGTTTCGGGTAAACTAGCGACTGTAACGACTCAAGCAGTTTCTCTAGGCTTATTACGCTCAAGTGTAATCTCCCCACCAGGGCAAAGTGAGAACCTATTTTTAAAGGCGTATACGAGTAATGCGACCTATTCAGCACAGGCACTATCAGCTAAAGTGATAATCGTGCCTAGTTACTAACGGAGGTATAAATTATGTCAAGTGCACAAACCAGACAAATGCAAGCGTTATTGGACGCTAAAAAGAACAAAACCTATGACACAGGGGGCAAACAAAAACTGACTCCATTCGTATCAAACAAGCCAAACACGTCAAACTTAAAATCGTTTGACGTCAACAAGTACGCCACAGACGGAAAAGCTTCGGGGGCGGCAGCCATCACAGCCCCAGGAGCAATAACAACGGGAGCTGGGGCTAATTTGACTAAGCCATCCCCAACTATCTTGGGTACTGGGTCTAATCCTGGGTATACACCAACGCCACTGGGCAACACGAAAGCGGCACCAAGCACAGGCGGTGGATACACTCCGCCTAGAAATACTGGCGGCGGCGGAAGTCCTAGTCCACAAGCACCTCAAGCGTCACAGCAGTCTACTGACTCTAGCACTACGCTAATAGGCGGACAGGAAGTACCTCAAGACCAGCCTCAGCTAGAGACTAATGTGGGCAGTGGCGGTGGTGGAGGAAGTGTAGGACAGTCCGTAAGCCAAATCAGAAATGATTACGCTAGTGCGTCTGTGCAAGACCAGGCAACAATGGCGGCGATGATGGAGGGTATGCTATCCTACATAGATAAGATGGGTGGAGACTTAACCGCTCAAATCAGAGGACAAATGGGAATGGACGACCCAGAGACAGCTAACGCTATTGCAATGATAAGAAGAGAAGCCGAAGGGTTCCATAAAGAGATGCTAGAAGACCTTAACTCTAAAGGGTTAGTGCAGTCTGGTATCTACGCTGAGGCTAAATCGAGACTTGCAGAGTCCCAGGGAATGAACGTAAGTAACTTTGTGGCACAGCGTTTCGGAGACCTACAGAGTCAACTTAACAGTGCTATGATGAACATAGGACAAATGAGAACGGGTGCAATGTCTAGCGGTATGGGTATGGTAAATCAGAACCTTATGGCAGATAGAAGCACACAAGCCCAATTAGGTATGCAAGGATTGTCCGCTGAATTGACAGCACGAGGACAGGATATGCAACAGAACCAATGGGGACAGACCTTTGATTGGCAGAAGTCCACAGATACAAGAAACTTCGGCTATCAGCAAGCTACCGATACAAGAAACTTCGACTACACTCAGCAAAGAGACGCTGTTGGAGACAAGCAATTCGGTCAGAGTCTCTCAGCCTCAAGAGCGTCGTCCGGAGCTGGTAACTCTCTTGGGTGGGCACAATTCGGAGCTCAGCAAGATGCAAGCAAGAGATACGACCAGCAATATGCTTATGACGCCGGCAATCAGTTTGTGGCTAGTTATGGCTCGCCAAAGACTCCACAGGAATATCAAAGCACACTAGCTATGCTAGATGCTAACCCAATGTTCCAAGACCCAGCGACTAAGGACTATATCGTAAGCCAGATTGTTAAGCCTCAAGTGGCACAGCCTATGTCTAGGACTCAGCCTAGCCAGATGGCTGGGGCGTCAAGGTTCTTCGTACCAGGTAGAAGATAGAGGAGGTGCTGTATGGCACAGTTTGATTATCAAAAGTACAATGGCTACACGCCACAACAGAAGATGCCTAAGCCCCCTAAGTACAGCTTAGCGGGTCAAGGGTACAAACTGCCTACAGCGTCCAATCCTTTAATCCCTATGAACAACCCATACAAATCTATCGAGAATTACAAAACACGCTTAACTGGGGTGGGAGCACCCGTCCCAGAGCGTGATGCCGATGGAGATGGTGGGTTGCTTAATGGGGTTTTAAGAGTATTGCAGATGACGGGTAGTGCTTCAACTAACGTCATTCACGACGTTGTAAAGGGTATCCAGACACCAGGTAAACAGAACACGCTAGGAAGTCTAGGCAAGTCCTATGTGGATAGTTTCACAGGGAAACGCCAAGACACAATGACTGACGTGTTTGATACAATGGGCTGGAAAGCAGACGAGAACCCCGACGGAAAATGGTACAAACCCTGGACTTGGGACGGAAGCAACACCATCAGAAACATCGCCACACTGGGAGCCGACATCGTTGTCGACCCTCTTTCATGGGTTTCTTTTGGGGCTCTCGGACTTGGTAAGAACGTTGCAAAAGGCGTAACTAAAGAGGCTCTAGGCAAGCTTGCAACCACTCAAACAGGGCACATAGACGACATAGCTACGGCTATTGCGAAAGAGTTTGACACGGCTGACTTTGTGTTAGAGCCCGCAAAGGTTCTCGCTCAAGCGATGAAAGTGACTAAAGATAAAGACCAAGCCGAGTTGTTAATGCGTACAGCGTATTCATTGACTAAGACAAGCAAAGCCACAGACCTAAAGACGCTTGAGTATTTGATGGATAAGGGCTTTAACGGGCTGAATGAGGACATCATAAACAACTTCGCAAAGTCAAGTAGTAAGTCTCAAGAGGGCATTATCACTGGGTTTGACGGTATGAGCGAGCTGACTAAAGCTATAAAAAGTCGTTCGGGTTCCCTGTCAAGTGCTCTGGGAAAAGGTCTCTCTGGTGCAACTGGTGGAGCTAACCTATACTCAGCTATCAAGGGTGCTAAGAGCTTAGACGAGTTTGACACAATGGTAGGTGGAGTAAAAGGCGTTCTTGAGGGCTTAAACAAGAACACTGGTTGGGATTTAATCCCAGACTGGAAAGCGGGTATGACTAAGCCAGAGTTTGAATTAGCCAAAGATGAAGTCCGTACTATGCAATTAAAACGTATCTACCCGAATATGGACGACGCTCAGATAGGGACTAAACTACTGGACAAGACCCTAGACATAAGAGAATTAGACGTTCTTGAGTCTCTGTATGCTGGCTTTAAGTCTATGGATTCTACAAAGCTTGAAATACTATCTAAAGATATTATATCATTTAGGTATGGCAAGAAAGCACCAAAGCTAGATGACGCACGAGTAGCCAGCGTTCTACAACGATTTGACTCAGAACGTGGACTAAGGAGCCAGGTCAAAGAGCTTGGAGATGGAATTGAATTTGCCAATGGATTGCAACGTGCTTACGATGCGTCTAAGGGGCGGTTCTTCTTTAGATACCACAACCCGTTCAATAACAAGGTGCTACCTATTGTGGAACTTACTAACGTAGCCAAAAACCCAGCAATGAAAAAAGCTGGGGAAGTAGCCTTTGGACTGCCTGGTATCAGACAGGGAAGAGACATTTTGGGGTACATATTCCAGCCAGAGTATATGGGTAAGAAGTCTAAACTGGTAAGAACACGTAACGATGCTTTAATGAAAGTGGACAGCGATGTAAAGTCGGCAAAGATAACCCCAGAAAAGGCAATAGCTAAGCGTGCTGAAATCAACGATAAATTTGACTACGCTATAGACGCCCGAAACGACTTTGCAAAGAAGATGTCAAAGTACCTACATCTGGAGACGGCTATACCTTATAAGACAGCAGAGTCAGCGACCAATATATTTTGGGACGAGACACATACGCTGGATAAGGCGTTCTTAAAGAGTGAGACGCTAATGAAGGGCGTAAGCTATTACAGACAGCGTAACAACTCCGATGCGTCTAGGGTAGGATGGGAATTACTACGAGGCAGAGAACTTGAGGACGTTCTGGACGAGGTTATGGGAACCGACGACGCTTTAGAACTAATTGATGATAGTATGCTAGAATTAGCTGAGGCGTCTCGAGAGATTCTAAGGCAGGCATTTTCAGACCCTAAGATGCAGAAGTTTATAAAGAACAACCAGGTTAAGGACGCAGAGATGGAAATTATAGAACGTGCATCGGGAAAAGTTACGATGTACTTCGGTGCACTCAAAGACTTTGATGAAACCAGAGGAACGATATTTTCCAATGTGGAACAGTCCGACAAATCAAAGGGGGTATTCGGGTTTGGTGTAGACTCAGACAAGCCTATAAAGAACATAGTAACCCCAGAGAATTACGTTCACGCTGTATACAAAAACACAGACAGAGACACAATGAAAATCAGCAGTATGGACAAGAGTGACGTTGACAACATCAAGACCAACACCTCCCAGCAGTCATTTTCAGCAGACGAGAAACAAATCGAGTCTATGTTTGACGCTCGAATATACGGCAAAGAGCCTGTAGACAATATCATTATGTCTATGGCACTAAGAAACACGGAGAGTTTGCGTGTAGACCTTAATAGGCGTCTAGTAGCAGACATTCAGAACGCTATAAGGCTAGAGCCTGGGTTCAGTAGTTTGATTAATACTAAGATGATGTACGGAGCCACGCCAATCAAAATAGGCAAGGACGAGTTTTTTGCAATGCCAGAGGTTGTCAATCAGCTAAACAGGATTGTGGATACGTTCTCAACCAACCTGGGTGTAGCTCAGCTAGTAAGTTATATGGACAATGTAACTAACGCTATGAAGAGGTTACAGACTTCCTTGAACCCAGCGTTCATACTGAGAAACGCCATAGGCGAGCCGGCAATGAATTTCTTTGACGGCGTAAAGGCTATCTCTTGGAGCAAGGCGGTTGAGGTTCTTACAGGGTCTAAATCCGAGGGGTTTGTGAGAGTCGGAGACACGATGTTTCACAAGGGCGAGTTTGCCTATAAGAACCCACCAGATTTTAAAGCTAAGCCACAACTCAACTACAAACAGCGAATGAAAGCTGACGCTAGTTTTGCAAAGGGTTTAGATGACTTCTTGAAGAATTCCACAGAGCCCCCTAGAGCTGGAGAGACACCATACAAGTACAACCAAAGGCTGTCACGGCAGTACGCTAGAGAGAACTCCGCAGTCCCTATGCAACCTCACGAGAGCATACGTGCTGTAGACCCCGAAACGGGTTCTGTGGGAAACTACTCGAAAGAGTTTAACTCAGAGCAGAGTATCAGAGAGGGTATCATAGGGGGTAAAGGTATAAGTACCATAACACTTGGTAACAACACCTATACTCACATAGAACTGCTAAACCATTTCAGAGACTTAGGCTTAGGCTGGTCGGGTGTTAGTAAGGGAAATCTGATACAGAATTCTTCAAGTACCATCAGAAATGAAGTAGCTGGGCAAGTAGGAAATCCTGTACTTAACGCTGTAGCCAATATGGGCGATGGCGTAGAGACACTCACAAGGCTTTCCCACTTCATAGACAAGCTCGACCAGGGCTTTGGACTAGAAGAGGCAGCGAGTGCCGTTAGAGCGTATCACGTCGATTACAGGGACTTGACGCTACCAGAACGTAACGTGTTCAGAAGATTAGCTCCCTATTACACATATATGAGGAAAAATCTTCCAATACAGGTAAAAAATGTGTATACTAATCTTGGTAAAGTAAATATGGTATCAGAGCTAGTTAGGTCGTCTTATGACGCTATTGAGGTAAACAACAATGGCAATGCTCCCGTCACTGACGACTATCTAAAAGAGGGACTCGCTATTCCACTAGGGATAGACCCACAAGGTAATGTCCAGTATCTTAACTGGAACTTGCCTATTATAGACATAGGACGTTTACGCCTTGACTTAGGAGAGTCCTTTGATATGAACATATTAGAGATGTTACACCCAGCGATAAAGGCGGCGTTTGAAATACCCGCTAACACGTCGTTAGGATTTAACCAGCCAATCGAACAATTCCAGGGTCAAGAGACTCCCCTCTTACCAGGAACAGATACGTTTGGTATCCCAAAGGTCGCCAACTACTTTATACAACAACTAGGTGTTGCAGAAAGTGCGAGGAAGATGCTAGGAACTGGGTACAACGCCCTCACAGGGGCAGAGCCAGACCCAATGAAACCTACTCAGATGCCGTTGTTCCAGAGTCTTGTACCAGTGAAAAACCAGTATAACACGCTGAATAACCAAGCATACCAGTATCGAGACCAACTGCAAGAGTACGTGAATTACCTTGAACAAGAGGGACTACCCGTACCATCAATGGCAGAGCTTGAAAAGATGCAGTATACCCCAGGGGGTAGAAAGCCGAAATACAGTGCATACACGCCTAGATAGCAAATAAGGGAGGACAAAAACTATGACAAGAACGTTATTAACAACAGAAAGGGTGGTGGCTTTATGCAAGACTGCACAATGGAAATGCAACTAAAACATACCGAGCTTTTAGCCACCTTAGCGACAGATATGGACAATATGAAAAGGACTCTAAGCAACCTTGACGCTATAAAAGACACCCTTACAGAACTAAAAGTGCTTAACGTACAAGGTATGGAGTTTAACAAGAGACAGATTACGTCTAACGAGGAGGTTAAAACAACCTTATCTGCTATAGATAAGAACTTATCCGCCTTAAATGACAGAGTCGGGTTAATTGAAAAGACCGATGTTCAACAAGACCTGGCTGTAAGAGACGAGAAAAAAGAAGTTAATCGAGTATTTGTGGAACGGTATAAGGCAAATATGACATTTTGGGGAGTAATCGTGAGCTGTTGCGTATCCCTAATCAGCTTGTTTGTAGCCTTTGCTTTAAGAGGAGGGGTCTAATGAATAAAATATCAAGAGGAACAATCATAAGAACCGTTGTACTAGCCCTTGCGTTAGTCAACCAGCTATTAGTAAGCTTTGGGTATGCCCCGTTTCCAGTTGGTAGCGAGGAATTAACCGAGATACTGTCGACCATCTTCACGTTGGTAACAGCTATCATAGCCTGGTGGAAGAATAACTCTTTCACGCAAAAGGCTATCGAGGCAGACGCTACATTCAAATAACAGAAAGGGGGAGTTACTATGCTAGGATATACCATTACAGCGTCGGATTTATCCGTGTCTGTGTGTGGGGGAAGCAAGAGCTCCCCCTTAGTTTTATCAGCCAATCCGTACAGCATTACCACAAAGAAGCCCATAGGATTTATGGCAGTAAGCGGAGACGTTTATAATACCATTCCAGAGGGTCTTCCTGTGCTGATGGTTTACAAAGACGGTGGGGTAGAAATCACAGAGGACTATAATATGCTTGATGTAGCAGACGCTCGATTTGTCGTGTCTGGAAGTGCTATGCTTATCCGTAATCGAGAAAAGTGTGAAATCGGCTCTACGCTCAATATACGCCCTCAGACGGCTATGCCACGTATGGGTGTCGGGCATCTTATGACGGGAGAATTACTGTTTCTCGTTTTAGAGGACGGCACAGCCGAAGATTTACAGAGAGCATTTGGATTTTATAGAGTATATGATGCGATGATGCTAAGTTATGCAGACATATATGTTCAAGACAACATAGGAGGAATTACTATGGGAACACAACCTATTACAGTGCTAGAAGCAAAGAAATTTAAGAGCTTACCACACCCAATTATCGTGATAGATATTGGACACGGGGGAGCTGACCCAGGAGCAATAGGATTAGGCAAGAAAGAAAAGGACGTCAATCTAAAGATGGGGATGGCGATGCGGGAATTCCTGGTTAGAAATTATGAGGGCACGTTCTTAGTCACAAGGTCGGATGACAGCACGCTGTCACTCAAGGAGCGTACGGATATGGCAAAGGCAGTCGGGGCAGACTTCGTCTTCTCCAGCCACGTCAATGCCTTTAATATACCCGAAGCAAATGGGTATGAGTCTTGGATATTCACAACGCCAAGAGGTAACTCCGCAGAGGTTAGAAACGCTGTGCACGACGAGGTTATGGCGTTCTTAGCCCCTTATGGTATTACCGATAGAGGACGTAAGAAAGGTAATCTGCATATGGTACGAGAGCCTATCAACTCTATGCTTGTGGAGAACTTGTTCATTACCAATCCAGGCAATAACAAGCTGTTATCTGACACCAACTTCGTGATGAAGCTGGCAGACGTTACAGCAAAAGGACTCGCCAAAGGGTTAAAGCTCAAGACAAAGCTTACCACAGTACCCTCGGAAGCGGTTCCTACGGCTGGGTGGGCGTTACAAACGGGGTTCTACACCTATAAAAAAGGTGCGTTAGATGAACAAGCACGTCTAAAGACGCTCGGTATCAACACGATACTGGTGCCCAAGACGGTAGCGGTAGTAAAGAAATAAAAAAAGAGTAGGGCTTACGCTCTACTCTTTCTTATTAGGAGCTGTCTCAGTATTGCAAGCACCATTTCGGGGTTATCGGCTGTACCACAAGGTATGCTATTAGCCCACAACTTCTCCAGGAAACGCTTTTGTAACGCTGTAGTATCTGAGCCAGGTCGTTTCATTTCTACCCACAAACCCTCGCCATCTACCGCTATATACAAGTCGGGAATCCCAGCTGACTGGAACCCCCCACCGTGTATCTTTACCACTACGCTGTTAGGATACTCTTTCCTAACAGCTTTAACAGTGGCGTTGACTATAGAGGTTTCGGTTGGCTGATTAGGTTTTCCGCTATACTTTCCTGTGCCGTCTCCAAACTTCCATAAGCCTGTTTCCATCCTACAGCTCTATCTCGTCGTCTAAGTCCATAACAACGTCGATGTCTATGTCATTATCGGGCTCTACTGCTTTAGCCGTTGCCTTAGTTGTAGTAGCTCCTACTGGGAATACTTTCTTGATATTGCTGTACTCTTTACCCTCAGACTCCTTTAGGAATACTTCGATACCAAGACTCTTACCTCTTAGAGCGTCTGGGTCAAATGTGATAGCTGACTTAGGAACAGTAACCCCAAGAGCGGTTAAGGTGTTTCTAAGGTTGAACAGTGCTGATGGCTTCAAGCTGGTAATGTGGTTGATGTGCAGACCTTTTGAGATATTCGACGTTATTACCAAGTCCCATTTAAGATAAGGGAACTCGCCCTGTCCAGGCTCTTTGGTTACGGATACTACTTTGGCTGTATGGTTTCCAACAGCTACTCCACCATTATCTTCTACTCCACTAAAATCTACGTTAATCTTACTCATTTTGTACCTCTTCCTGTCCTATTAGGACTACTTAAATACTAAGTTATACAACTTATCTAAACTAGGGTTAGCGATTACACCACTTAGCTTTGTGGTTCTGTCTTTGGTTACGTACTTGGAATTAGGTAGAGCTGACATTCTGAATTGCATTCCCTTGTCTGTCTTAGCTATAGATAATCTTGCGATTATATCAGCTTCGGATAGAACGTATTTACGCAATCCTTGATTTAGAGCTGGGTAGATACCGAATTCATCGGAGTCAACGTCTTCGGAGTTGCTACCCTCTTGGCATAACATTATACGCTGTACTGGTAGCTCCTCGAATTGCTGTAACCAAAACTTCATTTTCTCTCCCATATCGCCCCAATTCCTAAGCGTTTTCTTGAGTATGTCTTTGTCGGCGTCTTTGGCTTTCTCGCCTAATACGACGTTTCTCATACATACCTCAGCTAGTCTATCCACAGTATCAAAACCGATGGACTTAACTAGGAATTTGCCCCCTTTAACTGGTATCTCGATGCCGAGTATCTTACCTGTTTTCTTGTCTTTTTTAATAGGGGATTGTGCCAATAACCAATATACTTGTTCAAGTTTTTCCCAAGTGTCAATCCTCAGCTTTTTAGCCTTGTCTTTCGACTTGTCCTTGATAGCTAGGGTGCCATCTTCCGATGCCAATACCAACATACCCTCTGTCGTGCTTAACAACGTCGTTTTACCCGTACCATTTTTACCATAGATACACCAGGTTAAAAATTCTACGTTGTCGTCAATGTCGGTAATGAGGTCTGATATGTCACTACTTGGACTGACACTAGCCGTTCTTGGTTCAATGAATACATCGGGTGCTACTGTAAAGTCTGCCACAAACAAGTCCTCTTCAACGGGCTTAGTAGCGTTAAGCACTACTGCTTCAAAGTCGTCCTCGCTGTCTAGGTCAAGGCTGTCATTAAGTATGTCTAACTCAAATATGTCCTCAACCGCAACGTCTTTTTTACTCGCCATCGTTGTTCTCCTCAGTCCTATTGGACTTACGCTCTTGATAATCAGAGGCTATTATATCCTCTATGTGCATTCCCGCAAGTTCTGCATAGCATAGCTTTTGGTACGAACAATCCCAAGAACATCTTTGCTTTAACGTGTTTCTTACAAATCGTGTTTTCTCAAAAGCACTAGGGTCTGCCATATAACAATCATACTCGTCTAAAGTGGCAATGATTTCAGCTTTTATAATGTCTATAGTACGTCTATTAGCTGGCAATTTCATACGCTTGAAATACACGTTCTTACTTAGCTTTTCTACCATATCCTCGTAGTCTTTTGGGTCTAAGCCATATTTCTTAACTGTCTCGAAGTAGGTAGTAACATCGGTGTCTATCTGTGCTTTTGATAGTGCTCCACTTTTCAGTAGTGCGGGTTCTTTAGGTGCTTTGGTCTTTACGTGATTGAACATAAAGCCCGAGAGTGTTCCACCTAATTTTGCTATCTTGTCCATCAAGGCTTTGTCATTCATAACAGCGTCAAAGTACATCACTAACTGCAAATCCATATACAAGTCACGTTCCTCTGGTAGTACCTTAACGGTTTTGTGGTCTACTATCCACACTCTCTTGTCGGAGTCCATCACAATCCAATCTATGTATCCGATGTAGGTATGGTTCTCATTCAGCTTATACTCAACCTTGTATTCCGTTTCTAGTGTGGTAGCTCCAGCGTCTATTCCCTTGAAAGCGTTGATATAACTCTTTGCTATCCTATACAACTCTTTCGGTAAGTACGCCCATTCCTCACGTTCTTCATCAAACACGTTCTCCATATCTATTACCAGGTTCTTGATAGGGTCTGTCCAATCCTTTCCCCTGTAATAGTTGGTTAAGCATTCGTGAAGTATTGTGCCCTTTTGTGGTGCTATAGACTTTATTACAGGCTCAATTCCCATCACGTCACTGTAGTAACAAGCGTGTTTGCAACGTCTCCATCTGTTTATCTTACTTGCACTTCCTACTGCCATATCTTTTCCTCTCTTCCTTTATCATAAGCTCTCGTTTAAGCATAGCGTACGCCACATACCCAGCCAATAGAGATGCAAAAGCTAACATAAGTGCTAACCAAATGCCTAGCAAGTCCGCCATTGCTTACGCCCCCTCTACTGGTGCTGGTATGTCATACTCTACGTCCTTAGCGTACTCCCAAGTTGGTTCGTTGTAGTGAAGTCTCCAACGTCTTAGGAAATCTTCGGGAGGCTCTTTTACTTCGGTTACTTTCAAGGTAGCCAAATCTGCTAAGTACAAGGCGGTTACTCCGTGATTCTTATGTGCATACACTAACCCACCGTGACTCATTCCTACGTGCATTGTCGTTCTACTGACCGCTAAGAAAAAGTATCTTATCTTGTAAGGTCTTCTTCTGAGTTTATCAGAGCGTTCTTTCTTTGCTACTACTGCCATTTCGTTTCTCCTTTCTTTTATTGACAAACTCCGCCGAGTTGCTTTGCTTGTAAAACCATTGTAACATTTCATTGCGGAGCTTGTCAAGAGGTTTTTTAAATATTTTTATTTCGTTGGAATTTCAACGATTCTGCCGATTCCCCAAGCCGAGCCGAGCTCAACTTCTGCCACAAGGGGTACGTCTAAAGTAATGCCAAAATACTTAGTCAGTACCTTTGGTACGCTCTCCATACACTCTTTAACGAGTAGAGCCACTTCCTCGCCTATGTCTTCATCACACTCAGCCATTATAGCGTCGTGTACTTGCCCGACTAAGCACGCTCTAGTATCTCCGTATAGCTTTTGTAGTTTACCGTCTATCAATATCATTGCCAACATTGTGATGTCGCTTGCAAAAGACTGAACAGGAGTGTTGATGGCTTGGCGTTCTGCACCGCTTCGCACTTCGTTGTCGGGGCTATGAACGTTTGGTAGGTGCCTTATTCTACCAGTAGCCGTCTTTACATACCCAAGTCTTCTTACCTCTTTACGCTGTCTTTCGTGCCAGGGTAGTAGTCCAGGATACGTTGTAAAATAGGTGTCACGGGCTATTTTGGACTCTTCTTCCGTGAATATTGCCCCATAACTGTCAAATGCGTAATCTTTGAACCCTCGCTCCCCCATTCCGAAGAGGAACCCGAAGTTTACCGCTTTGGCATTACTCCTCTGTTGCTTGGTAACATCGGCTATGTTTACCTTTGCAACGTTAGAGGCAGTTAGAGCGTGTAAGTCACGTCCCATTCGGTATGCCTCTTTCATCACGTCTTCCCCTGCAACGAAAGCCCCTATACGTAATTCGATTTGGGAATAGTCAGCTTCGATGAACACTCTGCCAGGCGGAGCGGATATGAGCTGTCTCACATTGGCGTCTCTTGGTACTTGCTGTAGGTTAGGGTCTTCGGCTGATAGTCTACCAGTAGCAGTCTTGGCTATGTTGTATGTGGTATGTAGCCGTCCATCACGCTTTAGGTATGCAACCCACGGAGTTAGGAACCCGTTAAGTGACTTCTCCAGTTTCTTGTACTTTAGCACCATCGCTGGCAGCGGACTGTAATCCGCAAGTCTCAAGAGCGTCGCCTTCCCCGTTGCGGGAGTCCCCGACGGTGTCACACTGATGATTGGCAGTTTTAACTTCTCGAAGAATAACTCGGCTAACTGCTTTGTGGAGTTGAGGTTCATCAGCGTCATATCCGTAGGAAGCATCGCTCGGATATCCGCATCCAGTATCTCTTTGTCTTTGGTGTATTGCTTTGTCACACTCTCTAGCTCTTCCTGGTTTACATATATGCCCCTGTTCTCTATACGCTGTAGCACACGTTCTCCGTGCATTATGATGTATTGGAACACCTTTGTAAGTCCTGGGTCTGCTAGTATATCTGCCTTAATTATGTGGTAGAGCTTCAACGTGTAGTAACAGTCAAGAGCACAATACTTAGCCATAGCTTCAAACTCAGCTTTTGTGAGGTCTCCTTTAAACACTATCCCCTCGTCGTAATCCTCAGCACCACAGTAAGTCTTGGCAAGCCACTTGAGTCCGTGAGGTGTGTTGACGTTGAGTAGATACGCTCCTAAGTAGGTGTCAAAGTCGATGTGCGGGTTAGGTATACCCCTGTTTCGTAGCCATCTATTGTCAAATTTACCATAATGTGCCACTTTCTTAATCTTGTTTTTAGAGAGTATCTCATTTATCCTGGCATAATACTCAGCTACGGGTACGCTATTGTTTCTAAAATGCTCTGTTTCAAGTGGTATTATGTAAACCCCTTTCTCAGTAGCAATGCCCATCATATACAGCTTCTCGCCTTTCTTGTACGGGTCTAATCCTGTGCACTCGATGTCATACGCTATAACTTCCTCGCCCTGTAGATGCACGCACAGTTTCTCCAGCATTTCTAACGACTGTATAATCTTGTACTTAAAATCACTAGGGTCAGCTTTCTTGCCCCACATCACTCGTGAGAAGTACGTCAAATCGGCTCGGAACTCGATTGCAAGGTGGGGCTGTCTTATAAAGGCACTAGGATTGTATGTGGATATTACCGTTATGCCTTTATAGTCAAAGACTTTCCCGTGATTGGTTCCAACGTTGGTCTTCCCCAGAAGCACCGCCAGAGACGCTGAACCCAGAGTAAGGATATACTTTGGGTTCACTATGCTAATCTCTTCTTCGAGTATCTCTCTACACGCCTTAATCGCCTTGCTGTTGGGTTTTTCGTTATGGGCGTTACACTTTATCGCTTTCGTAGTATAACACTGTGAGAGGTCAATTCCGACGTCGTAGAGCTCCCTGTATAATTGCTTGCTCGCCGTGTCGCAGAATAGCTCGCCCTGTATAATCTCGAACCCAGTAGGTATATCGCCTATTACCATTATGTCTGCTTGATATGGGTTTGTGGTAATGTGCTCGCTTATCTCTCTTGGACAGCCACTACATTGTCGATACAAGCTCTTCCACCCCCTCTGCACGCTGTCGTAACAGCTCTGCCTTTTGGCTATTCTCTATAAACATATCTTTCGTCAAGATTGTTTTGAGAGTATTGTCTTTAGCAATGATGCCGAGTAGCACTTCGGCTGTGTTATGGTCATACATCTCCACATAAATATCACGTCGTATTAGTTTAGTCAGCTTAAAGCCTAGCTCTATAGCTCGCTTTGGCGTTATTATCGTGCCTTGCTCCACCATAGTTATCACTTGCTTTTCTATGCCGGGAGAGAACGACACGCCCATTCTAGTCATATAACGTGTCATTGCGTGATTGCTTATCCTCATTAGATTTTCCCCTCCGCTCTACCTTTGGCTATAGTCTCTAACACATTGTCTTGGATACGTAGAGTTACACATCTCAGTATTTCGTCTGCAACGTCGTCTTCAAGCTTAAATATAGTGGTTAGTTGCTCTTTCATAAAGACGTGTTTAGACACACTCTCTAAGATACTGGCGTGTAAGAAGTCCACCGTTAAATGCTCAGCCATTTCAACTCTTAATGTCTTTGGCATACTATCCATTAAGCTACCAAGTTTACCAACTAATTTCTCTAAATCTTCTCTTTTCATACTAAATACTTCCTTTCAAAACTGCCTTATAGGCGTCAGATACAGAACTAGCGAAGTCTTCGTTGTTCTTTAACGTGTTAATCAGTTTCAAGTCTATTGATTTGTCTATAGCCAGGTAGTAATTCGTCACTACCTCACTCGTTTGGTTACGCCCCATCACTCTATCTTTAGCCTGTAGATAATTCATCAAGCTAAAATCGAGAGAGTAAAAGACGTTGATATGAGCCGTGTCAAACGATACGCCCATAGCTCCCGTCGCAATTTGAACTACAATAGCGTCAAGTTTTCCCGCCTGGAAATCTTTTCTAACCTTGAGCCGTTCATCTTCGGGAACCGAGCCGTTGTAATAACCGACGTTGAATTTCCTAAGTACGTGTTGGAGCAATACCGCCTCTGCCTTGAACCGATGGAATATTACCATCTTCTCATTACCACATTGCTTTGTGGTTAATAGGTCTCGCAATACCTCTGCTTTTGCACTACTTATCTGCTCAACGACGCCCTCACTTGACGTTGCAAATCCTCCACAGAACTGCTGGAGTCTCATAAGCCTTGTAACTGCAAGGTCTCCCTCGACTACTGCACCAGAGTTAAGCTCAGTTACCCACGTCTTTTTCAGCTCGTCGTACCTCTTCTGAGCTGATGGCTCGAATGGGATTTTGAGTATAATCTCCTCTATTTCGGGCTCTTTCATTACCGACTTCCTCAGCACTCTTACCGAGTGGTCTTTCACGATTGCTTTAATATCGTCAATGTCGGTACACCCAACTACTTGCTTGTTCATATAGCCACCCATTATAGCGTACTTCTCACGGAATGCTACCCATCTACTACCGAATATTTCGGGGTTCATCACTTTAAACTGGCTGAATATGTCCGTCCAACTCTTCGTGATTGGGGTTCCCGTAAGCAAAAGCACCATATCCTTATTTTTAGTAATAGATGCTGATGCCTTAGAACGTTTGCTATTGTGGTGTTTGACTAAGTGGCTCTCGTCGAAGATTACAATGTCGGCGTCCCACCAGAGAATACGTTCTCTCTGGGTTGTCAGCTTGTCATAATTGACAACCAGGAATACGAGCGGTGCTATAGGTTTCTTAGTGCATTTAAGTAGCTCATTAATCTTCATATCTTTATCGGGATACATAAACACCAATCTAGGTATCTCGTCGGGTAAGTGGTCGTCTACTTGAGCTTCCCACTCACTCCGCACTGATAATGGACACACTATTAAAACCTTTCTAGCGTTCTTCTTGAAGTAGTTTACCCCACAGAAGTCTATTGCCACTTTTGTTTTACCTACACGCTGTTGAAAGAAGATGCCATACTTACCTTGCTTTAAGGCACTCTTTAGGGCGTAAGTCTGTTCAACGGTAGGCGTTGTCTTATACTTGTACGTCCTCTTTGCTGTCGTCATCTTTATCCACGAACCTTTCTTTCAAGCTATACAGCGTCTTGCCACCTTTGTTACCACCTTTTCTCTCTAGCAAGTCTGCTGTTTCAAGTGTTTTAAGTGTTTCTACTAGCTCTCTTCTCGTCATACTTACAAGCGTTCTCATTTCCTCAAAGCTACGATGTGATGTGGCTAACAAGTTAATGATTTGCTCTTGCTTCGCATCGGTTCCTTTTGTATCGTCCGTCTGCTCCATACTTATCCTGTAATAAAGCTCTCCTGGAGCCCCCATATCCACCCTCATAGTTAATTCTTCCATACTTGGGTAGGCTCTGAACTCACGCTCTATCTTCACGGTGTTAGGCTCTGCTGTCGATTTGATGTATAATGCCGACTCTACCCAAGCGTGAAATGCCGATGAACCTCTTACACGTTGTCCACCTCTTGCACTCGAACCGCCTTTGTTATAATGGTGGCATATCATTAATGCGACGCCATACTCATTTCTTATGTAGGTCAGCCATCTTAGAATGTCGCCAACCTCTTTGGCACTATTCTCGTCCACTTGTCCTAGCATCATATACAGTGGGTCTAAGATGATAAGAACGGGCTTTAGCTTGATTATGGTGGCTTCAATCAGCTCTCTGCTATCCTTTGTGGTTAAGTCTACACCGTAGTTATTGGAGAAATACAAGGGTAAATCGTCTGCCAATGCCCAACCACAAGGAGTTGCGGTTAACATACCTTTTGCATACGCTGTCTTGAATATCCTGTCCTGTACCGTTTGAGCGTTGTTTTCCTCTTGGATATACAACACGGCTCCCGATATACCTATTGGGAACTGCCCAACGTAAGGACGTCCTGTCGCTACTGATAAGGCTATGTCCGTTGCTTGAACTGACTTGTACGTCTTAGGCTCTCCAGCAATCATTCCGTACGTTCCACTTTGCCAGATGCCCTCCACAAGCCACTTTGGAGCTTCTATTCTTGTGGAAACGAACGTATCGAACGGTATAGCCCACATATCTTTTCGTATGCGGTCTTCTACTGGAGATAATACTTTCTTTTCTTCTTCAACTCTTGTCTTAACGTGCTTATCCGCTTTCATTACCTCGTGATAGATTTGCTCGGCTTCATTACGTCTGCCCTTAAACTTGTTCCAGGCACACATCAATATCACGTCTACTATGTCCATCAAAGGCACTCCCGACTCTATGAGTGATGTCTCTATCTCCCACAATCTATCGGAACGTTCTCCTTGTTCTACCTCTTCGGGCTTAGTCAAGAGTAAGTCTCGTGTTCTTGGTGGTATTGTCCACTCTGAAAGAACCATTTCAATAACGTTCTTTGTACTAGAGCCCTCGACGCTCTCCGTAGCCACTACCTGCTCTTGCACTTTCTCAAGCACATAAGAGTTTTTCTCAGCCCATAGGAACGTGCCTTGTTGCGGTGGGTCATACTTGAAATTAGGACTTCCAGGTACTCTTAGCACTTGGGTTACGTCCCAACCACCCTTATCAGCTCCTATGTGGTAGGTTAAATCTTTATTCACTTGCTCTACAACATCAATATCGTGTTTGCTATCAAGAGACCATAAGCATTGATAACGGTTTTCCGAGGATGCCCACGCTATAGAGGGTCTTAAATTTCCTAAATCTTTAGGGTCGACTTCGTCCAAGTCCGCCCACAGAATACCTTGTTCTCGTTTGGCGTTCTCCTTGAGTCTCTTGGGCTTATCGAAGACCATAGGACACCAATAAGTATCCCAATCGTCGTCTGCTGACTTGATAATGCGGGATTGAATAGCAACCCAATCGGCTGGATACTCAAACGCTCTACCCTCGTCCCATACTTTACCCTTACGTCTAGGAACAAATACATAACCCTCTTGTGTGTTCCAAACTGCTTTTAGAACATTCAATTTCATTCGTACTTGCCTCCCTTATTTATAGCGTCTTCTTAGCATATCATTAATTATTTCTGCCATAGTCTTTTTCTTTTCATCTGCTTCTTGCAATAATCTGTCTTTTAACGTCGGGTCTATTCTGACGTTAGTAGCCTGTTTATCATCATACTTCTTTGTGTTTTCCTCAATAGCCATTTCTTCTCCACCCCCTTTCACTTAGTAATCACTATTTATCGAGTTTTAAACCTCGTTTGGCAAACTCCGCCATTTCATCAACCAATGCCTTAAATTGCTCGATAGTCTTGCAATTATCATAGTCATTGGCAATATCCGCAATTAATTCTAATGCTTCGTTTTTAGTTTTGATTATTACTTCATCATTCATAAAACTACCTCCTTAGTAGAAACTAAGCAAGCACAGTATACAAGGGGTTGAACACACTGTCAACCCCTTATTTGTCACTATTACTCGAAAGTCTTTGCAATTTGTTGTTTTATGTATTTTGCTACGACAGGAACCATAGTGCCTGGTGTGTTAATGTTCGCAAAGTCCTTGCCAAAACACAGTTGTTCACACTTTAAGGCTCTAGGGTCTTTATAGTCAGTAGCGTAAACCCCCATCAAGGCGACACCCTTTTTTCTAATGTCTCTAATAGCTTCCGCAGTATCATCTAAGCCGTCTTTTCCGTTGAACAGATAGTTGAGGGGTTTTGACTTGTCTATCACTCCATATTCGTCGTGTTGGTTTTCATAGCTATTAGACCCACCAGCACTACGAATAAGGTGGCTTGAACCACTTGGCTGTCCGTCAGAGAAGCATATCATTATGTGGTTAAGGCTAGGGTCTTTATCAGATAATTCATATACCGAACGGTAAGCCAACCCGTCTCTGTTCGCTCCATCGGCATTGTACCCAAGCACGTCTTCGGTCTTTTTCATAGGGTCGTGATAGTCTCTCATACGCTCTAGCACCGTACCGCCCTTATAAGTTCTAAAAGACACGACTCTGATTGGAATACCTACTAGATTAAATGCTTTTGCGATTACATAACACGCTTGTCCTACCATTATTTGTTGCCCCGAATTGGAACCACTAGCGTCAACTACCAGGTCAACTATGAACCCGCCCTCTTCGGTCTGTTCCTTTTGTGTAAACACGTGAGGATTGTCGCAATGAGTGGCTTTCCATATCTTGTTAGGTTTAATGTGTCCTATTGTTGAGGTAGAGAAGCTTTCCGTGTCTCTTGCAGTAAGGCTTGTCCTTATCTCGTTTGCTAACTGGAGTGCTTGTCTATCCAGTCTCTTAATTGATGCCATATTGTAGCTTTTACAACTTTTTTGTCCGCTAGAAGTCCTATTTAGTGTCTCGGATATATCAGTGTAGTGAACTAACGCTCCTTTGTTCATCCCTACCCCTACAGCGTCCTCTAAACGTTGTGCTTCGATAGGTGTTAATATGGGTTTTCCGTAGACTTTAATACATTCTTTACGTGCATCTTCACGGTTTCTAGTGCTTGTATCCTCAGTAATCGCTAAAGCCTTTGCATTATCTATCGCCTTTTTAACTTTTCCATCAACCTCAGTATCCACAAGTTTATCGAGTGAGCTTTTTTCCATACTTTTCTTTATCATTTCCGTAAGCTCTTTTTCCGTAAGCTCTTTGGTTACAGCGTCATTACACTCATTTTCCTTATCAGCATCACTCTCGGAGTCACTATCGTCATCATTATCAGAGTCACTATCCTCGTTATCCTCACTATCGTCAGTATCATTACTATCAGCGTCGTTACTGTCCTCGTCGCCACCTTTTTCCTTGCTATCGTTCTCCTTGCTTTCAGCGTTAGGGGCTTTAGTGCCTGTGCTATCTCCGTCTCCCTCTCCACCATCTTCCTCGTTAAGGTCTGGATTAGGATTTTTGCTCTTGGACTCACTAGGGTCTGGTAAGCCATAGTATTTAATATACATATTAGCGGCGATGTCGGCACTTTCTTTGGAGCTTGTTGCCTTTGTGGAACGTTGCATTATCTCAGTTGCCATAGCCCGTACTCTAGTCCAATCAACTGCTTTATCCCACCCGGGATACTTGGATAAGTCCAACCCGTAAGGCAAACAGCCAAGTGCTTTTGTCTCCACAAACAACTTATCGGCGGTCTTAGGAAACTCCGAAAACACACCAGATAACACTTTTAGCGAGCGTTCACTCAAATCTTTGTAGCCGGGTCTATGGCGTGCTATCTCTGTATCAATACGATAGTCCTCAACAATCTGCATAAGGTCATTTGCTTGGGCAAGGTCGGCTCCTAACGTCTGCATCTTCTTCATATAGTCCGTCATATCTTCCATCTTAGAGTAGTTAAGGTGCCCTGCTTCGTGTGCACTAGCAGAAAGCTGAAGGTCCATAATGTCTTTTGGGCTCATACCGATTTGCTCTAACACGCTGTCACTATGGATTGAAACGTTCTTAGTGTCGGTACAGGAGTTTTCTCCCCCCTCTACCTTGAAGTCATACCGTCCAGTTACGGTGTACGCCATATTGGCGACACGGTTTTGATTTTTTAACATATATTACACCCCCTAAAATGTTACTGAGATAGAACCTGGTAGACTGAATAAGTCTAGGCTAGTCCAACTCTTTGGTATTAACGTGTTTACTACGTCTCTAACAAGTGTTTTCTCGTATTCATCAAAGGCTTTGTTGATGATACACACTTCGACAGCTTCATAAGGACTAACGTTCCCTACCTCAACTATCTCAATAGCGTCCTGTATTCCTCGTAAGTCCACTGATTTTGTGGATATTTCGGAGCTCTTTGCCTTAGCTTGTAAGTCGCAGAATAACTGTGCAAAATAACCAAGTGTTGATGCATTAGCACTAGGATACATCGCTTGTAAATGCTTGAGCAGACTTGCTTTCGGCATACTCGTAACGTGTATTACCACAAACCTTGAGACAAGAGCCTCGTTTAACTCACGAGTACCAGCATATCCCGAATTCATCGTTCCAATAAAGCGGGTAGCTTGGTTAAGGTTAAGACGCTGATAACCAGGAACATCAAGGACTCTTCTACGGTCAGTTATACTGTGCAATACTGCAAGAGCATCGGCTTTTGCCATATTGATTTCGTCTAGGACACCAAAACCACCAAACTTAGCTACGTTATAAACACTACCAGGTCTAAACTCAACTTGTCCGTCTCGGAATGTTTCTCCACCGATAAGAGACTCGGCGTTTGTGTTAGTATGACAGGATATATCCCATATTGGTCTACCAAACAAATAAGCAAGACATTCAGCAAACACGTTCTTACCAGTCGCTTTATCGCCCTCTAACAAGATGTTCTTACCAGCTAATATAGCCGATATTGCCAAGCTCCATTCTTTTCCCACATACCAACTGTTAGGCTTATTAATACGTTCTAGCAAGGAAGCTTCTCCACTATCGAGCTTGTTTTCATTTCTAAATTCCTGTATTTTCTTTATTAATGTGTCACTTACTCCCTGTTCATTAAGGAAGTGGGATAAGGTATTTTTCTTTGGATATGTTGTCATCTTCACGCTCTCTTTCTTTACTACGGGTGCAATAGTGTCTGCTACATAGGTTGCATTACTAAAAGTATGAGGCATTACAGTAGCCTTAGATGGTGTAGTGCTTGCTCCTATAATACCACCGCCACCGCCAGCATAAAAAGAACCGGTTATTGTACTACTACTACTAGGAAAGGAACCGCTCAGTATACTTTCTACTACACTAGCGTCCATACCAAGCATATCGGCGATTTCTTTAGAGGTACTTCCTATAGACGGAGTTTTAAGGTTTATTAACCCCGAGTCAGTACACGTTGTTACGTCAGAGCCTTTAATAGCAAGGCTTCCATAAACGTGGACTACTGTTGTTAGCACGCCAGGATACTGTTTAAAGTTTTTAACGCCATATTTGCTCCACTTACGCTCCTCGTTAAGCACTACCAGACCACCTTTGTCGTTTATGTACCCGAAGTAATAACTACCATTTATCAAAGCCGATGTGCTGTGCCCTTGATATAGCACGCTAAAGTGCCTTTTATCTAGTCTAAATCTCTTTTCCATTGTGGTTCTCCTCTCTATTTCAAACTATCTAAGTATTCCTGTATACTAATTTGGTTTTCGTGCATTTGCTTCGTCTTAGCAAGAACATCAGAAAGTCCTGTTGTTGTAACATCAACAAGGTCTTGTAATTCTTTATTAATTCTTAACTGACGTGCTAAGCGACGTCTTAAAGTCTTATTTTCTTCTAGTAAATCAGTGACTTTATCTCCATAATAACTCATGCTTAATCCCCTTTCTATACACTTAACTTGTTTAGTACACACTTTACACATAGACTCTAGTGGATTATGTTTACCAAAACAACTACCAGCTAATTCCCTAAACACCTTATATTTCATATATAACACCTCACTTTCTTTTTCGTGGTTTCAGCGAACCTTTCCTGTTACATATAAGGCTTGGTCGAGCCATTCAGCAATGCAACTGTGCTTTCATACACCTAGCGTATGAATACTTCAATACTATAAAATTAACTTGTTTCAAAGTGTTGGGATTGTTCAACCACTTCGGCTCCGAGTCAAAAGCCATCGGTTTGTTGCTCAGCCCAAGACTGACACTTCAAACGATGGCTCTAT